CCGTCAGCCGGCGTTATTAAGCCTCGTTCGCTGTTTGTACCTCTTCTTAGTCTTAAAGCCATTCTGTTTAACTCCTGGATATCTTATATGTATTTATCCTGAATACAATTTTATTTATTCTTCTTTAAGAACTTACTTGTACGTTTTTGTATGTCCTTTTTAACTTGTTCTACATCTACTCTAAAATCAACGTGTTTGATACTGGCATCGTAGGTAGAGAACAAGTCTTTCAGTATCCTTTCGAGATAACTTACTGGATTAGGATTTTTATCATCCTTAATGAGTACATCCCAGATCTTACCATTCCCGAATTCAACTCTGATAGAATGCAGATATTCAATCGGGATAGCTTTAATATCGAGGTCTTTAAAAACCTCTGGCCACTTATTAATAACGTCTTGCGGTAGCCTCTTTTTAGGCCTTACCACGTGAGCTAGCCTTTTTGCTCGGGCTCAACTTGTCTGCTTGTTTACGTAGTTCAGTTGCTTCTTTAAACAGAGAGTCAGCGTCTTTACGCATCTTACTAGCTAAGTCGTCATCAGATAATGCTTTTTCTTTAGTACCAGTAGCATCGTCATTAGTAGCCATTCTATTTGCTGATGCTGGTTTACTAATATCTGAAACAGAGCCAACTTCTTCTACTGAAGACCCGCCTACTGCTAAGTCTTTAACTTGTACACCCTTTTGCTGAGCAATTGTTTCGTTTAACTCGCTCAACGATAGTGTAGTAGTTGTATTAGGAGTCATCTCAATCTCAGAAGTACTAATCTTTGTAAAATGACCTGCTGTATGAAAACGTGCTAACATAATACTACCATCAGTTAGTGGTGTACGTTGCATAGCATCTGCTAATTCTCCAGCATTTTGACCAGCATTGCTTTCGATTAATTTAATTAAAAGATCGTGATCGTCATCTTTTAATGTCTCAGTTTGACAAACCAAACACGAGTTTGGATCATCAGGTAATGTACGAAATACTACCGCAACTTTACGTCTACTATTCTTAATGCGACCGATATGTTTTAAGTCAGCCATAATTTATTCTCCTGATGTAGCTGGGACAGGATCTACAGGTGCATCACCTTGTGCCGCTACTTGTTGGTTTTGAATACTAGCTAGAAACGTATCTAACTTAGTATATGTTTTTCCAATTGCTTCTAGTTCGTTTGGCTTAAATGCGCCACGACTTTGTGCAACTTCGATAATAGTCTTCAACACGCCTAAATCTTGAACAGTAAGTTCAGGATTACCTTCTGCTGAAGGAGTTGGTGTGCTGGCATCGCCCGGTGTTGCTGGCATCGCCTGAGGTGGCGTTGCATCAACTCCTTTTGGTGCCATTGCTTGTTTTCCGTCTGACATATATGTTCTCCTTTGGTGTCTATATATAGTTATATACGTACATTATTTATTAGTATTTTAAAAGTGGACACGCCAACATGAAATAAGAAAGCTCTTTTGGATCTTCAAATCCCAGGTTAATCATTGACGTAATGGTGTTTTCTTTGTCCAAATCTATTTTTTTACCAATAAAAAATCTACTTTTCAAGTTCTTTAGAATCCACTTTCGAATAGCGTCTTCCAAATTGTAGTTCTGCTTTAAAGTTATATATTCAAAATGTGGTGGAGCAACTGACAATTGTCTAATTCCAAAGTAGTTTAGGGCGTTAGGTTGACCGGTTTTAGTTAACATAATCCTCCTTGTTACGCCGTTTGCTCTTCGTAGTGTGCTGTTACACCAAATGGTGCTCTTAGATTTTTATCATGATGTCCGTGAATAATAAAAACTGTTTCACAGTAATTTTCATCACCCCATTTCTCCCAGGGGTAACCATCAGTAAACATTATAAAACGTTTTGGGTTAATACCTTCAGCCTCCATATACTTCCAATTTGCCATAAAGTCTGTTCCACCGCCACCCATGATCTGATACTCTTCTAGTTCATTACCATTGTCAGCAGTAAAATCTTGTTCGTTATATACCTTAGTATCAAAGCACCATAACTTAATTTTGTAATCTTGATATTCTTGCATAATACCTTGTACTTCGCTTAAGAATACTTCAGCTTGTTTATTACCAATTGAACCACTCATATCAATACCAATACAAATATCAATAGTTGTATCAAAATTCATACCTGGTAAAATTGCTCCAGTATGCCATCCTTTACGTGAAGGCTTCTGCCAAGAGTAATCATTTCTAACAGTACTCTGAATTTGCTGAGCAAGTAGCTCTCTCCAATTCATTTTAGGTTCAGTAAGATCTTTAATATATCTTTCAACCTCTTTTGGAATATTTCCAGCACCTGCCGCCTGAGCCGCTCCTAACATGCTTTCTTTTACTTCATCACGTATCTTACGAAGCTCATCTTTAGAGTAGCTTGGAGCAGTACCTTTTTTACCTTCTTTACCTTCTTTTTTATCCTCGTTACCTGTCGAATCTTTATCCCAATCAATATGCTCATCGAGCAATTTACCTAATTGTTTAAGATCTTCTTCATCATATTTCTTATAAAGTTCATCGTAAACTGCTTCACTAGACCAACCATCATATTTAAAATCCTGGAAAATTTGAACATCTTTAGGTTTGCTACCAATAGAGTCCCTAACTAGAGTATTGTTAACAATATAGTCTGATGCAATATTATGTATTTGAGGATCTCTATCTTCACGTCGTGTCATATGATCAAAAACACAATGTAGAATTTCGTGTGCGATAACAAATTCAATTTCTTTATTAGTCATCTTAGCAAAGAATCTTGAATTATAAAACAAATGACGTCCGTCAGTAGCGGCAGTACCACACCAATCATCACACTCTTTAATAATAAGCCTTGTAGCCATATTACCAAAAAATGGGTGGCGTAACAGTAACCCAACTCGTGCTACGATAATCTTATCCAAAACGTCTGCCCTAAGATCTTTTAATTCTTCTGGAGTAAGTTCAACTTCTTTTGTTTTTGGATTTTCTAAAATTTCTGTTGTCATGTGTGCTATCCCTCAATTTCTTATTATATGTATATTATACTATCTTTAATCTTCATTGTCAACCAGAATCTGGAAGGGGATTAATTAAAATTCCCCTTCCAAATAGCGTCTACTAGGCCGACGCCTCGCCTTGTGCGGCCTTAATATACTTGCCAAAACGTTCATGAAACTCATCAAAGCAATCAACTTCGTCTGGATCGATTGGAAGTTGATATTGTGTAAGAGCCAATTTAATACCCATAACTACTAATTCAGTATCAAAATTGTCCATTGCAAACCTTAAAAAGTTATTAACTTTATCATCAAACTTCTTATCGTTCTTGTCACTTGCTTCTTTAAGCTCGTAGCACAAAGAGACTGTTAAGGAATACATGGCACTGATTTCTTTAGTCTCTAGCTTCTTAACCTTAGCAGTAAGTATATCGCTAGGATTAGGAAGATCTGCGGCTACTCGTCTGTGAGCCATAAACTTAACGGCAAGTCCTTCGCCAACTGCACCACTAACTAAATCTGTAGTGGTATTTTCATCATCATCATCTTCCAACAGTTCGGAAACAAATGACCATGAACGAGGTGTAGCAAATGAACGACTCGGTGATTTTGGATCAAAATCGTATAAGTCCTTCTTGCTAAATGTAAGGAAACCAACTACATCCTGGTGTTGGTTGTTTTTAACTGCCCATTCAAACCAATCATCAAAATCCACTTTAATTTCTAAGTGAACAAAACGGTTAGCTAACGGAGCAGGCATTCTATAAGTAACGCCTTTATCAGCTTCTCTGTTACCAGCGGCAACAATTAAAACATTGTCAGGGAGTGTATAAGTACCAACCTTACGATTAAGAATTAATTGGTAAGCCGCGGCTTGTACTGCCGGCGGTGCTGAATTCATTTCATCTAAAAACACAATAATCTGCTTGTGCTTTTTTGCCATTTTCTCATCTGGCAATTCGCTTGGCGGAGCCCAAACCATTGTACCTTGCTTTGAATCAAAATAAGGAATACCTTTAATGTCTGTAGGTTCCCATAAACTTAGACGTATATCAATAACATGAGCTTCCATGCTATCACCAATTTGTCTAACGATGTCTGATTTTCCAATGCCCGGAGGACCCCAAATAAAGATCGGACGTTTCTTTTTAAAAGCTCGAATAATACTTGCTTTTGCACTATTTGGACTTAATTGTCTTACAGCTAGATTTTCCATTTTGTACTCCTTGTTTGCCTTATTAACTACTTCAGTGCCTAATTGTTATATACATTATACAATCATAATCGCTAAAGGTCAACCAGAATCTGCCAAAAAGACGAAAAAAAGTGTTAAAAAAAGTGTAGTAATATCAAGAACTTAGTGAGTCATTTGCCCGATTTAGAGCTTTAGTATGTCCGTACTTTCTTATATCTCCGGAGAAAAGATGCAATTCGAGTGCCTTCTTTTCGTTTAATACTATAATACCTTGGTTAGTAACGTAGTACGGACAGTCAATAAACTTATCTAAGAAGATTACAATTTGAGTTGTAACTTTAAAATCAGTAGGAAATGGAACGTTATAGTTTGTTAACTCTAATCTTTCAGATAGAAAATTAAATCCATCCTCAGTTAGTCGTAATCCACCAGATGTTTTGGATCGAGTATTCTGCCACCATAATGGCATGTATTCTTTTAATGTACTTTCATTAATTGATATGCCGGCTTGTTTTAAGAATACCTTAGTGTAGGTTTCTTTTAAGTTCATTTTTCCGTTACTACTTCGCCAGACACTAATTTTACGACTGCAAAATCTGTAGAATCAAAAAGTTCGTTTAGTTTTTTAGCAAGATTATGTGCATGGCCCGGATTGCTAAAACTAACCTTTTTATATTTTGGGCCAGGATAGTTAGTTAATACATTTGATGATTTTAAATTAAAAGGTTTATCAGTGTAAAAGACAGCCCAAATGGCATCTGCATTTAAAATCTGTTCTGAGCGATATGTCTTTTTATTAACATGCTCTAAAATTATCTCGGGTTTAGGTCTACTCATATTTTCATCCTGTTATATACTACTATTATTTATCTAAAAATAACAGTTATATACGCAGTTTATCTATGAGTAATTAGCTTATTTCCAGCTAGTACCACCATCCATTGTAACATTAACGACTTCTTCGGTTTTATTAGCTTGATCTACTAGCTTTTCTAGATCACCATGTAGCCTAGACATTACACTTGCTAATGTAAAAGCAAGGTTCTTAGCTTCTTTTAGTTCGATCTTTACCTCAATTGCATTAGAGTTATCAGCAATTTTTACCTTATCAATAAATTGTTGTAGAGGAATAGTGTTTAACGGTTTAACGGTTTGCACGACTTAACTCCCCTCGCATTTCTAATTCAGTTTTGAAAGGTCCACGAAATTCGTATTTTTCTAAAGTAACTTGTTTCGGACATAAACTTTTAACCCAACCTTTTTCAAAATGGATTATAAAGTATCCTGCACAATATAAGCTCTTAGATTTTTTACTTTTCGTAAATAATGCAAATTTTCTTTTTAGATCGTACATTGCATTATAAGGAATAGTACTAGTTACTAGTCCATAAATTTCTTTTGAAACAGTCTCATTAGCATCACTTACAGTAGCTTTACTCCAAAGAATTTCACCACCAATACCTGCTTTAAGATCTTTTAGACAACTATAATACTCAGTTGTACGTCGTTGATTAACTGGTTGTTGACAAGAATACATATAATGATTATTCTCATCCTTGGATAACGTACCAATCTTTGATCCGTGAGTTACATCTTCAATTATCCAAAATTTGTTTTTTAATATTTCTTTTGCTTTTACGTCAGTCATACCGGATACCTCGCTTGTAATGGCTCAGCATACGCCTGAGCATTATCAGTTATTCTTTGCATGTCGTATATTGCACAGAATTTCATTAGCCGCAATCCCACCTGCGGTATATTTTTGGGTTGTGCATTTTCTATAATTGTATTAAAGATCTTGTCTTTAATATTTTGTGGTTGTGCAGATAAATCACATAATCCTACATTGCGATTATAATCGTCTAAAACTCGATGTTCTACACCTTCATGATCAGACCACCTTTGCAACATTAAGTTATTCCAGTTGTAGCCCTTTGTATCTTTATCTTCAAATGCTTCTGTTAAGCCTACTTTATTACGTGTACCTTTAACTCTTACACCGGGATACGCACTAAACACATTGTCACTAGTATCACCTCGAACACATTTTTCAAATAAGAGCCAGGATGGATTTGGAGCCAACTTATCTTTTCCGGTCTTCTTATCGATAATGCTTTTGCCTTTATCATCAAAATATCCTTCATGTGTAATAGTTGTATTCGAAACTCCGTTATACTGAGTTACAGTAGGTGATATTAGTTGTGCAAAATCACCGTCAGTTGATATAATTACATGCTCATCATTAGGATGATGCTGTACCCAACCTGCAATTAGATCATCTGCTTCTAATTCATCGTGTTGTAAAACTGTACAGTTAGTCTTGCTAGTTACAAAGTCTTTAAATGCATCAAACGTTTCCCAGAAGATCTTTTCTTCTTGTTGTTGTGCTTCTGTTAATGCATCACGAGCC